CATTAGCAGAGGCTGGCAGGGCCAACTCTGTGGCTGCGTAGCCCTTGACGTCTAGGTAAACATTGAACCCCGGAGCACCCTCTAGGCCCTGCGGCCCGCGCTCACCTGTGTTGCCGGTAGCTAAGTTACCTACTGTGATCCGCAGCTCGACCAAACTACCGGTGACGAAGTTCCGCGCCGACGTTGACTCCTGCGCACGCACCACCGTTAGGGTATCGTTGTACCGGGCCGTGACGCGCACGATCTCGAACAGACCGTCTTGGCCAGCAATGGTGAGGTTGAAGTAGTCACCGGAGTATAGAGTGGGGAATCGAGCACCAGTCCCGGCCGCAACAGTGATCGTAGTTGCCGTCTGGTTTATACCAGAAGCAAGGGTAGTCGCTGCGTTATTAGCCAGTCGTAGTGTCATTCGCCCTACACCGTGCACTTAATGTTGCTGCACTATACACCGCTATTATCTTATGAGCAAGAAAAACCCCACCGAGGGGGAGGACCTCGATGGGGCGAGTCAAGCAGGTTAGCGTGGGAGGACGCCGTGAGTGATTTGTTGTATCACGACCAGCCACGGGGGTCAACCCGTCTCACATCACGTTTCTGCTGTCGAGCGTGCCGACGTGCAGGCAGAAGTAGCTAATGGCGTCCCCGATGTGGCTGTGCCGGCCAGCGTCCCCTGACTTCTCCAGCCCCTCACCATTCTTCTTGAACCTGTAGCCGCCCATCATCGCGGCCTTAAGCCGGTTGCAGCTCGGGTCGATTAGCAGGCCCGGGTCACCGTCAACCTGCCTCATGAGGTAGTCGTCCACTGCTGCGATGCGTGCTGTGATGCTGTTGGTCCGCGCCGGCATGACCCTGAACCCTTCGGCCTTAATGATGTCAACCGCACTGCGCTCGTCGGTCTGCGCCCGCTGCACACCGGCCGGGTCGACGACGATAACGACCGGAGCCCCGGGGAACCTAGCGTAGAGCAGGGGTTTGAGAACTGTACGTACAAACCTCTGCACCCCCATGTCGAAGCTAATCGCCTCTGCCATAATGAGTGCCCGGCCGCGTGGGTCTTGCTGCCCGATTACCGCGGCCGGTGTTAGACCAAGGTCCATCCCCACAATAACCGGTCTCGTGCCGTTATTGATGGGTCGTAGGGTGGCCTTAGCCATGTGGTAGTCCGGCCGAAAGTACTTGAAGACTGGCGTCCCCGCAAGCGACAACCCATACTCGCCATCAATAAATACCCGGATGTACTCATCCGAACGGCCTTGAGTATCGTAGTACCCCTCTGGCAAATTCTCGATATTCTCCGCGTAGGGGCTCCGTCCTGAGGGCTGTTTGAACACATCCCAACCATTCTCCTTGGCTGAGACCCCATCGGTCGGGTCGATCTTCTCCATCTGCTGGTACCACCACGTGTCGATTGTCGGCGGGTTCGTATCCGCCCACATCCCGTACCATGTAGCCCCGCCATCCTTGGCCGAGGGGAATCGGCCGATACGTTTAGACATAGCGTCCACAATATCGGGCACAATGTCCCTGCACTCGTTGAACCATGCGAAGGTAAGCTCGAGGGAGTTCAAGTTAGCCACGTCATCGGCGTCATCGAGCGCCCGGAACATGATCTCGCACTCTACATCGCCCACTTTGAAGAAGTAGGTCTTGGTTGTGCGCATGAAATTCCCACACACACCCGGCGGGAACCAGTCTAGGAAGGTCTTGATGGTCGTATCGCTCAATTGGCGTACAGTTTCCCGTACAACAGCGCATCGGCTCTTGCGAATGCCCTCAGCATTGGGTTTCTGCTGGCTGGCACGCCGGATAATCTCAAAACAGCAGGCCACGCTCTTGCCGGAGCCCACCGGACCCATGATAACCCGCATTTTCTTGTCGCTGTTCATCATTTTTGCGACGGTAGTGGTTGGTGTGTAGGAGATATCAAGTGCCATCGTATACTGTTACCATGTATAGCCACTTTCCGGGTCTTGGACGGGCGTTTCTAGTGGTTCTGTAGGACTTGCGGGTGGTACGGAGGTCGTGAATGTACTCTTGAAGGGCTAAAAGCGACCAAAAGTGGTGCACATCAGGCTTCATCAGCGTAATCTGCGTCCTCGACAGTGGCCTTAGCGGTTACATCTAGGGCCTGCCCGCCTAAATTGATAGTGATGGTTACCCCACCACCGCCGTTTTGCCCTTCTCCGGGCGCAGTCGTGTCTAATCCTGCCCATTTAACCGTGCTCTTGATGAGGTCAGCCTTAACTGCGGGGCTAACCACGGGATCATGGATCAGTAACCACGAGGTCCGTAGCAATTCTTCGGCCTGTGCCCGGGCCTTAACCCGGAATGTAAGACCTTTGGTATGTACCTCTTCTCGATACGCCTCGACCTTCTTCAGGAAGTGCTGATCTTTGTTGAAGGTGAGTAGGTCATTGGCATCCAGATCGTGTCGATCTAGCAGATCACTAAGCTTTTCCCCGCTGCCCTCTAAGAGAAGGGCGAGATCGAACGCGAAGCGATCATTCCACTTGGTATCTATGGGGCTCATGTACATAGACTAAAGATAAACCGGCTTTGTTTCTGAGTCAATGTGTTATAAGACATGATGTATAAATGTAAAGTATTGGTTTTTTGGGTCGTGTTATGTGAGGTTTACTACTATACCGGGGGCCTTGGATTTCTCTGTCCATGCCCCCCTCCCCCCCTTGCCCGTGCCTGCGCGCAGGCGCAAGCTATAAGACGGCATTGCCTGCTATTTTGACCCTATGTTAGCTATAATTTGACAACGACGACGTTTTAGGGTTTAAAGATTTCACCGAACAGCAAACGACCGCTGGACGGGACGCGGTCCGGATGCGAACCGCGGTCTTTGAAATCGGGCAAGGACACTTGCCCCATGTGACACAAGGAAACAATCACATGGCTATTATTCTAAATTTGGAAGTCCGGATCGAGGGCTTTGGTGAAATCACCGAAAAGGGCAACTTTAGCGCCCGTGGCATCACGTTCGACGTGACGTCGGTGAAGGGTTGCGAAGCGTCGCAACTTACGCTTTTGGCGCCAAGCCATGGCAACGGCGGAACCATCCTTTTCATGACAAAGGATGTTGGCCTTGCCGCCAAGGTGAACAAGAGCCGCAAGGCCGCACCGAGCGCAACCGCCAAGCTTGAGGCGGAGATTGCAGAGCTTAAGGCCCTGCTTGCGGCCAAGGCCACCAAGAAGCCGCTGAGCGCAGAAGCAGCACTCAAGGCCGAGATTGCGGCCTTGAAAGCGGCCGCAGCGGAAGAGTGAAAACAGGGTGGGCCCGAAAGGGCCCACCTTCCCCCTCTCATACAAAGGAAAAGACCATGAGAAAAGAAACACGCGCAGCCGTCGCAGATCGGCAAAACAGACTCGACACCCGCGCCAGCAACGCTGGCCAGAGCGAGGCCCGGCGCTACCTGCAGAGCAAAGAGCAGGAAGCAAAGAAAAGCTGGATGCCGGACTTGCTTGACACGGTTCTCTTCTGCATCACCATGGCCGCACTGGCTATCTTCCTCTTCTCTCTCTAACTTAACACGAGCCCGTCTAGCGAAAGCTAGGCGGGTTTACTTTTGCCTTTGCTTTTTTATTTTTTGCTCGTTCCTCGCCATTCGGTCGGGGGTCTGTAGCTCTACGTAGCGCCTTTACATGTATATACCATACTGTCGGGAGTCTGTGTAAAGGTGTTGCTAAGTGCTTGATTCTAAACAACTATCTAAACTTAACACTGAGTCTCGTGTTAAGAATGTTAAGTTCTGATAGTGAACAGTCGTGTATAATATGTTCAGAATCCAATGAAACCAAGGGGTTAGCAAAGCAAAGAGTCCGTGTATATATATATATTATCTCAACTATCTATACTATACATACTTTTTTCGTTGATGGATCCACGTTTTTGGCCTCTTTTGAGTTCGTGTAAAGAAACCTTCTTAACACCTAACATATGGACCCCTAAATGTTGCGCGACCCTACTGTTTTTTACTTAGATAGTTTAGATAGTGAAAATATTATGCAACAATATCAAGGACTTGCACTATCTATTTTCCCTATCCATAAACAGATACTTTGCCTACTTTACACGTTAAGTTTAGATAGTTGCCCCTAACTTAGCACGCGCAGAGTATATACTTAACCTCTTTGACCCCCCCTTACCCCCCCAAAACTTGACACGGATTTCGAAATCCGGCACAAGGGTCGGGCCAAGCAACTTTCCAACCCGATAAAGTAGATGGCATTAAACAAACAAACAACCGAGGAAAACGACGATGACCCAGTGGACAAAACTAGCCGACCTAGCTGCACTAACTGCTGATGTAAAGCAGTGCTTAACAGTGGCTCCGGCCAAACGCCCTTATATTAGCATGGCTGATGCCGTCTATGACTACAATGTTGGTCATGAGATGGTCGTTGTCGATCAGTCCAGCCCCCTTAACAACTGCCTCATAACTGTCTTGGATGCTAAGACACTGAAGCGGTCCTACGGCATCAGCCATCTTAACATTGTGTTCAATCGTGGTATGTCACCTGTTGAGGTGGCACTATGAAACTTGAATATGTTAAGCCGACCAAGGACCAACAGTTGGCCCTCAATCGTATCGCTCTTCGTTGGGACAGGTCCTACAGAGAGCTTCGCCGTGGCCTTCACAAGACATCGTTCTTGGACAATGCTGTTACTGTAACCCCCAACAATGGCAACATCTGGTTGCTCATTGAAACCGATGGATACACACACTCATGAGAACCCTATTCGAGAACGAGTTCAAGCTGCCCTATAACCCAGCCTATGGACTAGACAACAGCACGAGAGTGGAAGTGCTGCGCTTAGTCATTCACTGGAGGCTGACAGTCAAGCAAGCTGCTCGTATCTACAAACTTAGTCAGAGCACTGTCTACCGCTGGGTAGCAGATGCTAAGAAACTCAATACACAAGGAGCCAAGTAATGTTTGGTAACAACGCCGTTCCCCCGCCTCGTTTGCTTAGCTATGGCTCAGCACTTAAGCACTACAACAGTGTCGTCCCCATTAGGGGGCGTTCCACTGACGTTCGTCCTGCTACGAAGAACCGCAAGAATGACAGTCTGCTTATCACTAAGTGTGACAAGACAGGGGACGTCAGCATCCGGCTCTATGGCACTGACATCATCACCTACAGTGCTGAGGGCGATGGTGAGATGAACGAGATCAGACTACAGCCCTACTCAACTAGGCTGACAGATCACGTTGTCTGCAATGTGTTGGCCCCTCATGTCTTTGCTCACTACTGCTCACCAGTAGGGTCTGTCGTTGAGGTCGGTGGCCGCTTCTACAACATGAAGGATGAGGTCGTTATCAAGCCAGCTCAGAGGGGCTGGACCCTACTCAGTGGTAGCAAGCCGTTCATTAAGTTCAAACTCAACAGGGCTGAGGCTAAGGATGCGCTGGAACGCTACAAGTTCAAAGAGTTCTCACTGTGGTGCAGAACTCAGCTTAGACTAGGGCTGGACGTCAGACAGCAACACAATCGCTACCATAACAGGTTCTATGGTCTGACCCATGTCAACAAGATGGCGTTCGAACATGAGTGGCCTAACCTCATCAGAGAGATGACTGGTCCCTACGACATCAGCCATGAACTAGGGATACTGCGTCAGTCTGTCTACGTTAAGGACCAGTGCTACGATGCGACTACAGTGGACTGCGTTACAAGCCACAGTGAACTGCGTAACATTGCCCGTAGCTACAAGGTCGCTAATGGATAGTCGAAACAGGGGGCGACCCCTGTCTGTAGCAAGTGGCTCTTGCTGCACTGATGAGACAAGCCATACACAAACAGGTGACATATGAGACCATCTTTGCTTATCCCCACCCTCAAATCGTTGATATCCATCAACAGGACAACTGCTATAGAAGGCCCTCCAGGGGGTGGTAAGACTACAGTAGTGCGTAATGTCGCACTGTCGCTGGGTCTGCACTACATTGAGCGGCACTTGCCGACCATGCTGGTTGAGGACTTCGGTATCCCCGTCCTTGGTGGTGACAGCCTACAGTACCAAATCCCTGACTGGTTCCCTGCTAAGAAGTCCAAGTGGGACGATGGCAAGGGTGGGGTTCTGTGCTTTGACGACCGCAATCAAGCTGGTGCTGACATCCAGAAGGTTCTAGCAAACATCTGCCAAGCTAGGAACCTACATGGTGTGCCTATGGCAGACAACTGGACTGTCATCTCTACTGGTAACCGCCAGACTGACAGGGCGGGGGCTAACAGGGTGCTGTCCCACCTCTCTGACCGCGAGACAACGCTAGAGTTCGAAACCCATCTAGATGACTGGTCGTCGTGGGCACTAGACAACGGCGTC